TCGGCAGGAAATGCGCGACCTAGGCATGCAGCCCCTCATGGCCGCGAACATGACCGTCATCACGGCGGCGAACGTGTCGAAGAAAGCCAGCTCGCAGGTGCAGGCTTGGGCGATCCTGTTCAAGGACACGTTGGACCGCGCCCTCGCACTGACGTCCAAGTGGCTCAACATACCAGATCAAACCGAGGCCATTGTCTACACGGACTTTGCAGTTGAGACCGGAGAGGGCAAGGAACTCGACGCGCTCCTGAAGGCAGAATCTCAGGGGGTCATCTCCAAGCGCACGGTGGCCTTGGAGTTCAAGCGCCGCGGCATCCTCGCCGACGATCATGACCAGGACGAGGAAGACGAGCGGATTGCCCTGCAAAACGAGGGGCTAGAGCCGGAAGACGAGATCGACCCGGTTACGGGCGAGCCGTTCGCGCGCGCCGCAGCGGCATAGGTTCCTCCGCATTCGAGCGGTTTTTAATGCCTACGGCCGGACGGCCAAGGGCGCAATGAGCCGGATGGCTCTTCCATAGGGCGGATGCCCAGAGGTCCAAATGCAACTGAAACTAGACGCCGATGGCCACGTGGTGGTCAGCGATGGGAAGCCCGTATACGTGCACGCGGACGGCAAGGAGGTCGCGTTTGACGCTCCGACCACGGTCGCAACGATCACCCGGCTGAATTCCGAGGCCAAGGGCCATCGCGAAGCCAAGGAAGCCGCCGAAACGAAGCTCAAGGCATTCGAGGGGATCGAAGACGGCGAGGCAGCCCGCAGGGCGCTCGAAACCGTCAAGAACCTCAAGGACGGCGAGCTCGTGACGGCCGGCAAGGTCGAAGAGATCAAGGCCGCCGCTCGCAAGGCCGCAGAGGAGCAGGTCGCAGCCGCGGCGCGCACCAGTGCGGAACAGCAGAAGACGCTTGAAGCCGAGCGCGACAAGCTCAGGCAAGACCTCTACGGCGAAAAGATCGGCGGCGCGTTCAGCCGATCCAAGTTCATTTCCGAAAAGATCGCCATTCCGACCGATCTCCTCCAGGCGCAGTTCGGCTCCCGCTTCAAGGTCGAAGATGGCAAGACTGTCGCCTACGACGCGGCTGGGAACAAGATCTATTCCCGCGCGAAGCCTGGCGAGATCGCCGACTTTGACGAGGCACTAGAAACCATCGTCGACGGCTATGCCCATCGGGACGCGATCCTGAAGGGCAGCGGCGCGAGCGGCGGTGGGCAGAAGCCTGCGGGCGGCGGGAATGCCGGGTCGAAGATGATGACCCGCTCCGAATTCGACGCGATGAGTCAAGGCGACCGCGCGGCGAAGTTCAAGGAAGGTTTCCGCGTTTCAGAGTCCTGAAATACCAAGCCTAACCCTGGATGGGGGAAGGCGCGCAGAGCCGGATGGCTCACTCATCACTGACCCTATCCAAGGAAGGCAGGCCACAAAATGGCTAATGTATTGACCGATCTCGCCGCTGACATCTACAAGGCCGCCGATATTGTCGGCCGCGAAGCTGTCGGCTTCATTCCCTCCGTCGTCATCAACGCGGGTTCCGAGCAGGCCGCCAAGGGTGACGTTGTCCGCTCGCACTTCACGCGCCAGGCCACGGTGAACACCGATGCCGCTCCGTCCATGACCATTCCGGAAGGCGATGATCAGACGGTGGACAACAAGACCCTCGCCATCTCGCAGATCGCCTCCGTGCGGATCCCGTGGACCGGCGAAGACATGAAGCACGTCGACAACGGCTCCGGTTTCGAGACGATCTACGGCGACCAGATCAAGCAGGCGTTCCGCGTGATCGTCAACGCCATCGAAGCCCACATTGCGACGGTATGCTATCAGGGCGCCTCGCGCGCTTTCGGCACCGCCGGCACGACTCCGTTCGCCTCCAACTTCAACGAAATCGCGGAGGTTCGTCAGATCCTTCTCGACAACGGCATGCCGGTGAATGACGGGCGCCTGTCCATCGTTCTTTCGAGCAATGCCGGCACCAACCTTCGGCAGCTCGCGCAGCTTCAGAAGGCCAACGAGGCCGGCGGCACCGAGATGCTGCGGCAGGGCACGCTGCTGGATCTCCAGGGCTTCATGCTCAAGGAGTCGGCGCAGACCAAGCTGCACACCAAGGGCACCGGCGCGAGCTATGTCATCAATGATGCGGATGGCATCGCCATCGGCGGCACCGAGGTCGCGGTGGATATCGGCACCGGAACCGTTCTCGCTGGCGACATCGTGACCATCGGTTCCGACACCAACAAGTACGTGGTGAACACGGCGCTTGCAGGCGGATCGTTCAAGGTCGGCGGCCCCGGCCTTCTGGTCGCGGGTGTCGACGGCGGCACCGTAACCGTGGGCAACAACTACACGGCCAACATCGCCCTGCATCAGTCGGCGGTTGAGCTGGCCATGCGCCCGCTCGCCAAGCCCCGTGGCGGCGACGCTGCTGTGGATGAGATCACGGTGCAAGACCCGTTCTCGGGCCTCATCTTCCGCATTTCCGCGTACAAGGGGTACAACAAGGCGATGTTCGACATCACCTGCCTGTATCAGGCGAAGGCGTGGAAGTCCGAAGGCATCGCGGTCCTTTTGGGCTGACAATAAATGGCGGGGGTTATTCCCCCGCCTACCATTTGAGAGGACGCCAATGACAACCAAAATGCAGCGCCCTTCTGATGGGAAGATGGCGGACGTCCATCCTGACGAAGTCGAAAACATGCGCGCGCATGGGTGGCGGGTCGCTGAGGTCGAAACGGCACCGGTGTCCGTCCCGGCTGTCGTGGATATTCCCCCCGAATGGGCCGGCCTGCATTGGAAGCAGCAAGTCGCGCTCGCAGGGAAGATTTCCGCACGGGACGACATCACCAAGATGGACGAAGCGCGCGAGATCATCGCCGCCGAAGTTGCGCGACGGGCTGAGGGCTGATCATGACACTTGTGGTGGAGACGGGCGCAGGACTGGCGAACGCCGATGCCTATGTGTCTGTGGCCGGCTTCGACAGCTATTTCGCGGCGCGCTATCCCCTTGATGCACAATTCGTGATCGAGGACCGAGAGAAGGCCGTTCGGCGCGCCACCATGTGGGTGGATGCGCGGTATCGCAGCCGGTTTCCGGGAGAACGTCTGCAAGGCCGGTTGCAGGCTCTCGAATGGCCTCGCTCTGGCGCCTGCGATAATGCCGGTTGGGCTGTGGCTCACGATGCCGTCCCGAGCGAGATTATCGCAGCCACATGCGAGGCGGCGCAGCGCGAATTGACGGAACCCGGAATCCTCGCGCCCGATCTTGAGCGCGGCGGGGCGGTCAAGCGCATCCAGGCCGGATCGGTCGAGATCGAATACGGCGCGAACTCCATCGCGGCGACGCTCTTCACGACCATCGACAACGTGCTGGGCTCGCTCCTTGTGGCTCAATCGCCCTATTCGGGGCGGGCGGTGAGGGGCTGATGGCGTCACCTCTTATCGGCCTCCCCAAGACAATCGGTAAGGCGCTTTCTGGGGTGTTCTTCGACGCTGTTCTTGCGCGCGATGTTGCCGCGGCCGGCGCGAACGCCTGGACGCCTGGAACGATCACCACAACGGAATATGCCTGCAAGGGCCTCAACGACGCCTGGAGCAGCTACCAGCGGGCTGGAGGGCTTGTGGCAGGCGCAGACCGCAAGATCCTCATTCTGGCCTCTACGCTCGCTGTGACACCGCAGGAGGGGGATCTGATCACGATCCAAGGCGAGACGTTGACGCTGGTTTCTGACGGCGGATCTCAGCCCGCAGTCACGACCGACCCAGCGACGGCGGTTTGGATGTGCAGGGGGCGCGTGTGAAGCACGAGGTGGTGTGGTGTGATCGCGGTTGGCTTCCGACCTATTTCGGGTTTTGCCCTTCTAAGCGGGCTTGGAAAAAGGAAATGAAGCGCCTTGGTGCGGACGAACCGTATCCGACGTCTGATGGACGATGCACGACATTCGAAAACACCAAGGCCGGCAAGCTTTGCGTCCTCGTGACCATTTCGGAGCGGATCGACCACAAGGATGATCCAATCGGCGTGCTTGGCCTCGTGGTCCACGAAGCGGCCCACGTCTGGCAAGCGATCAAAAACGACATCGGTGAAGACCGCCCATCTCATGAATTTGAGGCCTATGCGATGCAGAACATCGTCATGGAGCTTTGCAAGGCTTACGCCGATACGCGCGGCGTTGTCACAGGCTTGAAGTAATGGCGTCCAATCGATCGATTGACCAGTTGATTGAGGACTGGACGCCTCAATTGCGCCGCGCTTTCCTCGACGCCATCTACGCCATGCGGGACCGCGTGCAGGTCGAGTTGCTCGTGACCATGCTGGAGCGCGGGGACGTGGACGGGGCCATTCGGGCCGTGAACCTCGACCCGGTATCGTTGCGGGGATTGGATGCCTCGCTTACCCAGGCGTTTGAGGCCGGCGGGTCGAATGCCGCGGGCACCATTCCGGCATTGCGAGAGGCAAGCGGGCACGTCCTGAAAGTGCTGTTCGACGTGCGCAATCCTGCGGCCGAAGCGTGGCTCTCGGATCATAGCTCGCAGCGC